AGGGCAATTACATCTAGTTCTATTACTGCGTACACTGCAGTGGCTGGTGATAATTTATTAATAGATACACAAGCAGCAGAAGTTACAATTACACTACCAGCGTCACCTGCTATGGGTGATGAAGTTAGTATTATGGATGTATCTCCAAGTGGAGGTTTTGCTACTAACAAAGTAACAGTAAACAGAAACAGTCAACCTATAAGAGGTGCTGCATCTAATTTAGAATTAGTCACTAATAATCAATCGATTAAGTTAAGATACACAAACGCAACCAAAGGTTGGCAATACGTATACAACGTAACATCATAGGAGTAAAAAATGCCGCTTACGAAAATTAAGTTTGCTCCTGGAATAGATAAACAAGATACTTCAGTAGGAGCAGAGGGTCGTTGGGTAGACTCAGACAATGTTAGATTTAGATATGGTCTGCCAGAAAAAGTTGGTGGTTGGCAGTCTCTTTTAACAGATACAATCGTGGGTGTAGCAAGAAAACAACACGCGTTTGTTGATACAGATGGCAACAGATATGTAGCTATTGGTACAGATAAATTTTTACTTTTATATTTTGAAGGTCAACTATTTGATATAACACCTCTTGCAACTGCAATTACAGGTGCAACTTTTACTTTTAATGGAACAACAACTGTAACTTTAACAACATCAACAGATCACGGAATTAATGTTGGAGATATAATTAGATTAAGTTCTACAACTTTACCTGGTAGTACAACCGGTGTGACCACAGCAACTTTTGATAATATAAACTTTCAAGTATTGTCAGTGCCATCTTCTACAACTTTAACTATTCAAGCGGCTACTGCAGGTTCAGCATCTAGTGGTGGATCTGTAACTATCACTCCATATGAAGTGATTGGTCCAGCAGCGCAATCTTACGGTTATGGTTTTGGTATTGGAAACTATGGCGGAACAATTACTGGTGTTTCACAAACAACTTTAAACGGAGCATTACTAGCAGACACTGCTGGTACTGGTGGATCGGGGACCGCGGTTACTGTAGTCTCTACAACTGGTTTTCCTAGCGCAGGAACAATTTTAGTAGACAGCGAATTAATTACGTACACATCAAAAAGTTCTACACAATTTTTAGGTATTACTAGAGGGACAAACGGAACAGCAACTGCTGGTACATCAAACGGACAAGCACATAGTGATGGTTCTGTAACTCAAAATGCAACTGACTTTACAGGATTTGGTAGTGCAGTGCAGGCATCAACAGTAACTCTTGAGCCAGGACTTTGGTCATTAAGTAATTTTGGTGAAGTATTAGTTGCAACGATTGCAAATGGTAAAACATTTACTTGGAATGCAGGAGCTGCAAATCCAACAGGTAACAGAGCAGCGACAAACACATCAGGTTTTGAAACAACAAATAATCCAACAGCAACCAGAGTTACATTAATATCACCAACAACACGTCACTTAATTCATTTTGGTACAGAATTAACGATAGGTACTCCATCAACACAAGATGATATGCTCATAAGATTCTCTGTTGATGAGGACATAAATAACTATACACCGGAGGCAACAAATACAGCAGGTACACAAAGACTACAAGATGGCACCAAAATTATGGGTGCGTTAGTCGCAAAAGAAAATATTCTAGTATGGACAGACAATGCATTGTATGCCATGAAATTTGTAGGTGCACCATTTACATTTGGATTTGAACAAGTTGGTACAAACTGTGGATTGATTGGTAAAAATGCAGCAATCGAAATCGATGGTGTTGCATATTGGATGGGTAACAATGGGTTCTTTTCTTTTGATGGTACAGTTAATACATTGCCTTGTTCTGTTGAAGATTATGTTTACGATGATATTGATACAACAAAAGGACAACAAGTTTGTGCAGGTATAAACAATCTATTTACAGAAGTTATTTGGTGGTATCCTACAGCTAACTCTACATTTAATGATAGATATGTAGTTTATAACTATGGACAAGATAATGCTAATTTACCAATGGGTAATTGGTACACTGGCACAAATACAAATTCTATTAGAACAACTTGGATTGATTCACTTGTATATCCAAAACCATATGCAACAGCTTTTAATAGTTCTAACACAGGAACATTTCCGGTCATTCAGGGAGAAACTGGTTTAGGCCAAACTGTATTTTTTGAACACGAAATTGGAACAGATCAGATTAATCCTGATGGTAGTACAACAGCTCTAACATCTTTTGTTGAGTCTTTTAGTTTTTCTTTACAAAAAGATCAAAGTGAGGTGTTTTTAGCTATGCGTAGATTTTTGCCTAATTTTAAAGTATTGACTGGTAACAATCAAATTACTTTATCTGTAAAAGATTTTCCAGCTGATGATAGCACAGCTACAAACTTAAGTCCTTTTACAATAACATCTAGCACAACTAAAGTTGACACTAGAGCTAGAGGACGTTATGCAAATATTAAAATAGAAAACACAGGGGCCGGTGAATCGTGGAGATTCGGTACGTTTCAAGTGGACCTACAACCAGATGGAAGGAGAGGCTAATGGCAAAGATAGTAGTAAGATTACCAGAACCTAAAAAAGAATACAGTGAAGATAACCAAAGACAAATAAACAGAGCGTTATCTATTTTGATAGAACAATTAAACTCAACATATTTAACACAACAAAAAGAAGACCAAGAACGATTTACTTGGTTAGGATTAGGTTAATGGCAAATATATATAAAAACGAAAAAACAAGTTTAACAACTACAGATTTAACAACACTATATACAGTGCCATCAAACTCTAGAGCTATTGTAAAGTCTTTACTAATAGCAGAAGACGCGGCAGGTTCAGCTGTAGTTAAAGTTACTTTAGTTGATGCTAGTTCTAATATATTTGTAGTAGATAATCAGGTTAGTTTGTCTGCTAATGAAAAAGAACAAGTATTAACAGAACCATTAATTATGAAAGAAAGCGAAGCATTAAAAGTGCAGGCAAGTAGTGGTGCAACAGATGTTATTGCATCTATATTAGAAATAAATAGGGAGGACAGATAATGCCATTTGTAGAGCAAGAAGAAGGATACTCAGAGCAAAAAATAGATGGAAAAACAGTCAAAGTTTATAAGCCAAGAGTAGAGGTAACTATAAAACACCTTAAAACAGGCAGAGAATATCTTTCTGATAAAGAGGCAGAAGAAGATGTAAATAGCCCAGTAACTGATACTACACAAGACGATATATCTAGAAGTGTCAATATTGTAGTAGGACCAGGTGCTTTGGGTGGTAAAACTAATATATAGGATCGTTGACGATTGAACAAAAAACAAGTAAATTAGAAGATTATGGGTATATTATCAGAATTAAACGAAAAGCGTAAAGAAGCACAAAAAAAACTTAAAGACGAGTTTTTAGGTTTTACTAGTAGTGTCAGTAGAAAATTTATACCTAAAGAATTAAGACCAGCTTTACCATTTTTATCCGCAGCAGTGCCTTTTATGGTACCAGCTACTGGTATTTTTGCAGGGCCACTTGGTCGAGCTCTTTTATCATCAGGATCAAATCTATTAGCTCAAGGATTATCAGATCCAGAGGCAGAAGATTTAAATTTATTATCAGCTGCAATAGCTGGTGCAACTGGAGCATTAAGTTCACCAGAAGTAGCTGGTAGTATGAGAAAGGGTATTGAAGTTCCTACAACAACCGCTAGAGAAGCAGGAATAATGGCTTTACCTGGTGGTGCACCTCCAACAGGTCCAGTTGGAGAATTAGGATTTTTACAAGGTGCAGAAAATATTGGTAGAGAAGGTATAGCAACTTTATCTGACGTCGTTACAGGAACTGGAGAAACATTTAGAAAATTTGGTAGAGACCCAGGAGCTTTATTTGAAGCAGGTAAAAAAGGTGCAAGATTCCCAGGATTAAAAGAATTAGGTAAAGCTGTTGCACTTCCAGCAGCACAAGGTACAGGAGATCTAGCATTTACAGAAGCAACTAAAGCATTGAGAGAGTTTAATGCAACAGAAGCAGCAGAACTAGCACAGGCAGGAGCAGACGAGGCAGCAATTGCAGAGGCTAGAAGAAATGCAATTAGATTTGCTATGGAAGTATCTGGTTTTGAAGAAGATGATATAATAGAGACATTTGATGAATTAGGATTAAAAGAAGGTGGTATTGTATCTTTAGCAGAAGGTGGTATGTTAGACTTTGGTGGCAAAGAGATGGATTTAAGAAAAGGTGGTTTTGTGCCGATAGGCAAAAAAGAGAAAGCAGATGACGTGCCAGCACGATTATCTAAAAACGAATTTGTAATGACTGCTGATGCAGTTAGAGCAGCAGGTGGTGGTAGTGTCAACAAAGGCGCACAGCGTATGTATGATTTAATGAACAACCTAGAGGCTAGAGCATAATGGCAGTAGAACAAACACAAGTATTACCGGCACCGGTACTGGAAGGCGCGCTTACAGCCTTTACTAAAAAATTAACACCACTTATTGGTCAACAAATAGATACAACAAAATTTGATCCACAAGTTGCAGCACAGACACAACTACAAAAAGATGCATCGGCTGCAGCAGCAGGATTAGGATCTTTAGTTGGACCACAAGCGTTTCAACCTTTTATGTCACCTTATCAACAAGAGGTGATTGATACTACACTTGCAGAGTTTGATAGACAACAAGCGATACAACAAACAGGATTAAGAGATGCAGCTATAAGTGCTGGAGCTTTTGGTGGAGCAAGACAAGGTATACAGGCAACAGAAGCAGCGAACCAAGCAGCATTAGGTAGAGCAGGATTACAAGCACAATTATTACAACAAGGATTTCAACAAGCACAAGCAGCGGCAGCAAATGATCTAGCAGCAAGACAAGGTCTTGCACAATTCCAACAACAAATGGGTCAGGCTGATCAAGGATTTGCACAGGCACAATTAGATGCACAACAGATCGCTGCAAGAGAAGCACAGTTTGAACCGTTCACAAGATTAGGGCTAGTAGGACAACAACTAGCACAGATACAACCGGGAGCATTACCTGTAACAACAGTCGGTTATCAACAAAGTGGTGCACCAGCAAGTCCATTATCTAGCTTCCTAGGAGGAGCTGCTGGAGCAGGCGGTGTACTAGGTAAGTTAGGAATATTTGGATAATGAATACATTTAGAAGACCAATGTTTAGAGGCGGACCCGTCGATAGTCGCGGAACGGGGATTACATCTGGGTTATCTTATAATAAAGGTGGCAGAGTTGGTTATGAACCAGGAGGACAGGTTACTACTGGTGGTAGTTTAATGGATAGGATTAGATCGGCTAATAGTTTATTTTTTAATGATCCTGCTAGATTTGCTCCTGGATTTGATAGAACACAACCTAAAACTTTTTTAGGCATGAACATTCCAGGCACAGGATCAGCACTCAATCCCGTACCATTTGAAACAAGAAATTTTGCAGAAGATATGATGTTTGTAACAGGTCCTGGTAAATTTTTAAAAGCAGGTGGTGGTGGACTTCAACTTTTTAAAGAAATGGGAAGAAGAAATATAGCACAGGGTAAAGACCTTGTGCCATTTAAAGAAGCACCTTTTTTAAGTAATCAATATTTTAGAAACATACTTCAACCTTATACATCTGGAATGAAAGAAACTTTAAAAGGTTCTGGTCAAAGTATTAAAGATTTTGGAATTATAGGAGCATTAGGACTTGGAGGAGGTACTTATGGTCTTGGAAAAATGTATGAAGGTTTTAAAGAAAGACAAAAAACTGAAAATCCATTAGAAGATGAACCAGAAAAAAAAGAATTAAGTGCTGCTGAAATAGAAAACTTAGAGTTAAAAAAATTATTAGAAGAATTAACTAAAACAAAAACAGCTAAAGAGACTGACATGGAAGAAAGTGTTGAGATAGATAAAGAAAAATTTGCTAAAGTATTAGGTAAAGATAAAGCTAGAGGTCAAGATATAGCTGATATGTTGTTAAGTTTTTCAAGCAAAGCATTAGCACCAGAAGCTACAGTTAAATCTGCATTTGCAGAATTTGCAGCTGATGAAGTTAAAAGACCAAGCAGAGCTAGAAAAATAGAAGATAGTGCTGCGGCTCTTGCAATTAATAAATACATTAAAGGTGAGATATCTAAACAAGAGGCAGAGGCATTTTTAAATAGAGCAAAAGTACAATCTGATTTAATAAAAGAAAGAGGAGAAAAAAGTATTGGTGAATATTATGCTGCTTCTCAATCCCCTACGTTTGCAGGCAGAGTAAAAGACGCCGCAATTGCTTATTTTCCAACACCTCCTAAATTTGAAGTTGTTGAGTCTAAAGATATGAAATT